TCAGCCGATCCCACCAAGCGAAGCAAATACTGGAGAATAAACTTTTTCAAGAGTCAATAGACGAACTTAAAAAAATTTATTCTGAAGCATTGTTGGATAAAACAGGTGCTAAAGAAAGCGATACTAGGGAAAAACTCTGGATTGCTTATAATGTTGTTAGCAAAGTAGAACAACATTTAAAAACTATTCTTGAAACCGGTAAATTAGCGGAAAAACAATTAGAAATTTTTCGCAAAACCGAAAAAGAAAAAAAATTTTAACCAAACAAGGTTAAAATAAGCCAAGTCAAATGACAGCTTAACAATAGGAGATGACTTTATGTCAGATACAAACCCATTACTGAATAATTTTTCAGTACAAGGTGCTGCAAAATCTATTGAGGGAATATTAGACCCTAATACGGCAACTATCAAACCTCAACAAGAAGCAACGCCTGTTGAACCAAAAGAACCGGAAGCGAAAGCCGAAGATAATCAAGAAGTTCAACAACAACCAGAAGCTCAACAAGAAGAAATTCAAGAAGCTCCTGTAGAACAAGAAGCTCCAGTAGAAAATGCTATTGAAGAACAAGAAACCGATCTACACCAAGTAATCGTAAATGGTGAAAGGATTGATGTTGACCTTGAAGAATTAAAAGCAGGTTATCAAAAGGATGCCGATTACAGACGAAAAACAGAAGAATTAGCTTTATCAAAAAGAGAGCTAAAGTCGGAAGAAGATCGTTTGAAAAACCAGTATTCAACTAAGTTAGACGATTTAAATTCGCTAGTGTTGACTTTGAATGCTGAAATAAACAACGATATGAGTTCTAAGGAACTTGACCAATTATGGGAAGAAGACCCAACCGAAGCGGCAAAGATAGACCGTAAGATTCGTAGAAGAAGAGATACTATCACTTCTGCACAACGAAAATTAAAGGAACATCAAACTGCACAATTTAATAATTTGGTTGCGGAAGAGAAGAAAAGGATAAGTTTAAAATATCCTGAACTTTATGACCCTGTTAAAGGCCATGCACTTAGACAAAATATGACGAATTATTTATTGGGCAAAGGATTTAATCAAACCGAAATAAGTTCAATTTATGATTCAAGACAGTTTGATATTATAGTTGAAGCTATGAACTATCAAAATAACAAAAAGTTGAAACCAACTTTAGTTAATAAAAAAGTCAAGCCGTCAAAAGTTGTTAAATCAGGCGTAAAAGCAACAAAAGAAGAACTAAATTCTCAAGCTAGGTTGAATAAATTTAATTCGTTGAAGAAATCTGGAAGCCCTAAAGACGCTACCGATTTACTTCTTCGTTACATTTAACAACTTAACAAATAGGAGAAGAAAATGGCTGTATTTCAAACTTACCAAACAGTCGGCATAAGAGAAGATTTGGCGGACATCATTTATTCGATTTCCCCAACTGAAACACCTTTTATGTCTGGGATTGCTAAAGAAAAAGCAACCAACACAACTCACCAATGGCAAACAGATGCTTTAGCAGCAGTTGCTGCAAACGCAGCCGTTGAGGGAGCTGACATTAGTTACGGAACAATGTCTGCAACAACTAAAGAAGAAAACCACACTCAAATTTCAACAAAAGGTGTGCAAGTTTCTGGAACAAACGAAGCAGTTACTTCAGCTGGTAGAGCTAACGAATTAGCTTATCAAGTTGCAAAAGCAGCAAAAGAGTTAAAAAGAGATATGGAAACAGCTCTTTTATCTAATGTTGCAAAAGCTGCAGGTAACGCAACAACTGCTAGAAAATTAGGCGGTTGCCAAACTTGGATTGAAACTAATGTTGACGCTGGAGCTGGTGGATCAGGTGCTGGAAACGGTGCTATCAGAACAGATGGTACTCAAAGGGCTTTCACTGAAGATCAGTTAAAAGGCGTTTTGAGAAGTTGTTTTAACGAAGGTGGAAACCCTAATATGATTATGGTTGGAGCTTTCAATAAACAAAAACTATCTGGATTCACAGGTGGTTCAACTAGATTTGATTCTGCTGAAGATAGAAGATTAATTACTTCTATTGATGTGTACGAATCAGATTTTGGTACGCTTCAAGTTGCCCCTAACAGATTTATTAGAGGTGCTAATGCTACGGCTGCTAAACAAGGCCAAGACGCATTAGTTCTTGAAATGGATATGTGGGCTGTTGCTTTCCTAAGAGATTTTGCTCTACAAACTCCTGCACAAACAAAAGATGCAGATCAGAGATTTTTAGTTGCAGAATATACTCTTGTGGCAAGAAACGAAAAAGCAAACGGATTAGTTACAGACTTAACTACTTCATAATAATAAAATTGTGTGGGGTGTAACCTTGCATTGAATACGCCCCATGCAATCAACCCAATGTTGAAGTCTTAAAAAGGTTATAGACGGAACAACAACGGAGTAAAAAATGAGAACTTTAAACGATTATTTTTTAACTGCTGAAATAGAAGATATATCAACTGCTTCTTCTACATTTGTTGCAGTACCGGACGGTGGAAAAATTGTAAAAATTATTACCGCTTTACAAGGTGCAATATCTGGAGGAAACGCAGCTATATCTTTTGAAATAGGCGGAACAGCTGTAACCAACGGTGGTATAACAGTTGCTCACTCAGGTTCGGCTGCTGGAACTGTAGATAGTTCTACACCAACGGCATTGAATAGAGTTGAAGAAGATGGAACTATTGAAATGATTACAGACGGTGGTTCTACTGGAACTAAAAAATTACTTGTTACATTCGTTATAAGAAGATAATAAGTTTATGGGGGGATCTTGCCTAGCGGTACTTCCCCCCTACAATAATTAAGGAGAAAATATGAGTTATAATTATGCGTTAAGACCTGGAACTACACAAAAACTTAATACAAATAATTCTTCAACGGCTTCTTCTGCATTTGGTGCACAAACCGAATATATTAGAATAGTTGGAGATGCGAATTGTCATTTTGTTTTAGGTGCTTCCCCAACGGCAAGTGCAACATCTGCTTTGCTACCATCTGGAGAAGTTGAAGTATTAAAAGTTTCACCTGGCGAAAAGATTGCAGTATTTCATGGAACATCTACTAATGTTTATGTTACTGAAATGAGTGCGTAGTGGCCAAAAGAAAGTTTGTTCATTTTGTACCTAGACCAAAACCAAAAAAAAGACCTGGTAGGCACAAAAAAGATTTAAACAAACATGAAAAAAGAAACAAAAAACTACTAAGATACAAAGGTCAAGGAAGATGAAAAAAGATGTTCAAATAGACGGATTAAAAAAAGAAACTATTCTATTAGACGATCAAGACAAACAAATCGTAGTAAAAGAAGAAGTTAATATAGATTCACATATAAAACATAATAAAAATCTTTATAATCTTAATGACGGTTATTCTAAAAGTAGAGATTTAAAAAGAGTTGCTTCTATACCAACTTTAGCTTTACAAGTTTGGGCTAATGAGTACAATGGTACTAATAATTGGTTCGCTTTACCAAAAGAAGTACAAAAACAAATTATGAAAAAAAAATTAAATAGCAGTGAATTTAAGTATTTTAGAACTGCGGAGGGTAGATTGTAATGGCATTATCAAGTTATTCAGAATTAAAAACGGCTATTGCTAATTGGTTAAATAGAAGTGATTTAACTTCCGAAATTTCCGAAGATTTTGTTGTTTTAACGGAAGCCGATTTTAATTCTAAATTAAGAATAAGAAAAATGGTTGCACAAACAACTATTACTATTGATTCGGAAACAGAATCTATACCGTCAGATTTTTTACAAGTAAGGGATTTTTATATTTTAAACGGCGGAACTAAGTATGCTTTGAAATATATAACACCTGCACAAATGGATCAGATTAAAGGTGGTTCAAGTTCAGGGCAACCCTCTACCTATACAATACTTGGCGATACTTTTAGATTTGCCCCTACACCTTCTTCGGCTTACACAGGATATTTAAATTATTATCAAAGATTTTCAGCATTATCTGATTCAAACACTTCTAACTTTATTTTAACCAACCACCCTGCAATTTATTTATATGGTTCTTTGTATCATGCGGCTAACTTCTTAGGAGGTGTTGACCCACAAAGATTACAACAATGGCAAAGAATGTATGAAACGGCGATGGAAAGACTAGAAAGAAACGATAGAGAAGATCAATATGGTTCTGCACCATTACAACAAAGATCAGATGTAACCGTAGCCGGTTCTTTTAATGATAATTTTATTGCGGTAAGTAACAACAACCAATAGGAGTAAAATGCAAATACCTTTTGGCGAATGGCTTCCAGACCAACCGGAATATTTAAATCCAGGTGCAAACGTAGCTAACAATGTTTATTTTGCCCAAACTTCTTATAAAAGATTTCCATCATTAGTAAATTATTCTTCTAACAATATAGGTGCAAACAGTAGAGGTGCCGGTTCATTTAGAGATAATTCTAACAATGTATTTAATTTTGTAGCTAAGAATACCGATATATACCAACTAGACGGCGGAACATTTACGTCAAGAAAAGGTAGTTTAACAGGTGGCGACACAGATTATTTTACCTTTACACAATTTGGCCAATATGTAGTTGCTAGTAACGGTAAAGATGCAGCACAATATTATTTAATGGGTACTTCAACTAACTTTGCTAACTTATCTTCTATTGCAACTTCTGGAACCGTACCGGTATTTAAAGTTTCAGGTGTCGTTAGGGATTTTTTCGTTACCGGTAATCACACAAATAATTCTAATCGTATTCAATGGTCTGGGATAAATGATTTATCAACTTGGCAATCTGGTACAAAACAGTCGGATTTACAAGATTTACCAGGTTCCGGTGGACAAATAGTTCATATAACATCTGGAGAGATTGGTTATGTATTCAGACAAAATCAAATAATTCGTATGGACTATGTAGGGGGTGCTACTGTGTTTAGATTATCTGTTATTTCGCCAAATAGAGGTGCCGTATTAGGTAGAACCGTTTGTCAAGATAATCGTAGAGTGTTTTTCTATGCGGACGATGGATTTTTTGAAATAAATGGTGATCAAATAATTCCTATTGGTGCAGAAAAAGTAAATAGATTTTTTGACGTAGATTTAAACAAAGCATATACCGATAGAATTTGTGCGGCGGTTGACCCATTTAATCAACTTGCCATGTGGTTATATCCGTCCGCTAGTAATACGGCTAACACTACCGGTATTTGTGATAAAGTAATTATTTATAATTATGCTACGCAAAAATGGTCAACGGCAGACGCTAATGCTAGTACAATATTTTCACAATTTGTAGGTGCATATACCGTTGAACTTATGGATATTATTTCGGAAAACTTAGATTCTATTAATATTGCTTTAGATACTGACTTTTGGAATGGCGGACAATTATATTTAGGGGCAATAGATAATAATTTTAAAGCGGCTATTTTTTCCGGTACGGAAAATCAAGGAACAATAGAAACAAGGGAAATGGAGTTGTTTCCAGGTCATAGAAGTAGTATTACCAATGTAAGGCCTATTGTTGACGCAACTTCAACCGTAACAATAAAAAGTAGGGAAAGATTAGCCGATAATGTTACAGAATCGTCTTCTTCAAGTATGGTTACAAGTGGGGACAATCCTGTAAGACAATCTGGAAGATATTTTAAAATTAAAGTTACAACACCTGCCGGTTCTGTTTGGAAACATGCACAAGGCGTTGATGTAATTGCAACAAGAATTGGATTGAGATGACGGAAAAAACTGATATAGATAATGTTAGATATAGTTTTGAAACTCAAGAGTTCTTTCAAAGACAAATTGAAGAAGCTATCAATAC